CCCCTGGGTAATGGTCAAGGAAGAACCAGCTAACGTGGCATCAAAACCACTTATTATTCCATCTCTTTCTATACAAGGAATAACCTTGGTCTTAATTGTTCCTCCGTAGTAAATCGATAACCCCAGGGAAAATCCTGCTGTTTCTACCCCTGCTGGAACTCTAATCCTTAAAAACACAGTCCTATATGTGTTTGATTGGATATCACCTGCTTCTAAAGGAAAACCTCTCCCTAATGGTTTCCAGTTGGTGTCAATTCTTTCCGGGGTAGCTGTATCTCCTTCTTTCCCTATTTTGTATTCTGCGAGTGCTTCTTCAATTAATTGCCCTTCTTCTAAACCTTCCTCATTCACTAACTTAATGGTAACATTAGTGGCCACTAGAGAGCCTATATTTTCGTAGTCATTCCAAATTCTACATTCTATTATTGAGGAATACTCCCCCGCATTTATCGTACCAAAATCCAGCTCTGCCAGTAAATTATCTCCTAAATCTCTTATACTCAAAATCGGGTCAGCCATTTTTGCCCCCTTTATCCTAAGGTGTAGTTAACAATATCTTCAAACTGGTGGTCATCGTGAGTGGCAAGTTTAGTAACGTAGGAGCTTACTCCCTCGGGTGTTATAACTATCTTACTTTCCTCGAATCCCTTTTTACCGCCCACAAAAAAAGCCTTCATATTAGACATAATCATATAGCCGTTCAAAATTTTAATCGGTGTGCCATCTCTCTGGTTATAGAGCAACTGCTGAAAGGATTTCCAAGTCTGGGTGTCTTCATCAAAGTAGGGAAAAACCTCGTAAATGTCTTTGTATCGGTAATCGGAGTAAAATATCCTTCCTCGGTAGCATAGGAGTTTATTCACCACAAAAGTTGCCGTAGCATTAACCCAATTAACTTCTATCTCGGCAAGGATTTCTTTTTCTACCCCGTGAGTAATCATTTTTATCAGCTTTTTATCTGTGTCTCTTATTATAAAAATCTCCTTGCTATCACTCCTTTGCTTGTCAATAAAATAGCCGTCCCAGTGGTTATCATTTCTAAAACCAGTTATATCAAGACAATTTCCAAATTCATCAATGAGGAAATCTTGCTCTTTCCAGGGGGAATAAAAGTAAAAAGTAATAAACTTCTCATCGTGGGCGGTGGTAAATACTATATTGGGCATATCTCCTGGTGCTTCTACCTCATATACCTTTTTCCCGGTAAGATAATTAAAAACCCAAATTCTACCTCTGGAGAACCCCGGGTGGTGCAACCTTATGGCCACTAAACTTTTTAAGCAATGAACAGTCATTATTATCGCCGAGGCACAGTTTTCATTCACCCAATCCGCATAACTTTTGTGGGTGTCAATTTGATAGTAGGGGACTTCTATAATCGGTTCAGTGTCTATCTTAAGAGTCTGCTTATCAACTTTATAAACGTATAGCCGGAAATCAACTTTGTGGTGGTAAATCCCTCGTAAACTTCCTTGTCCCCAGTCTTTTGGTGGTCTGTGTATCTCTTCAATTAAATACTGGTCTCTCTCTATCGCTATAAAAGGATATTCCTCGGTAAAATCCTCTTCAAAGATAAGTTTCCTCGCTGAAACCAGGTATAAGTTCCCCTCTTCATCCCTACCTAGGTCAAAAGGGTAACCCAGGGAATATTGATAGCCATAGTTTATTTCCCAAGCATACATCTCCCCCTCGTAAGAGCCCGTCCAGCCAGTTACATCCTGGAAGACTACCATATCTTGTCCATATCTGCTTTCTTTTCTATTCAGTTTCATATTTCGGGTTTCTATTAAAAATCGGTAAAATGGAGCATCGTCATATTCTACATTTTCGTATACTATGTAATCTTGGGTATTTTCATTCCAAAACTGCTCCCGATATACCTGTTTCAATATCCTTTTCGAGCTATCAAAAAATATATTCCCAGTTACAAATCCCAGTTGGCCAAGTTTTCTAAAAAAACCCGTGCTTTCATAGTCTGGGGTAAATCCAGAGCTAAACTCATCGTAAACATAGTTGGAGTCAGGCAAAGCCACCAGCCTATAATTATGAGGTTGAAAAATCCCCAGGTGTTCATCTTCTCCGTATTTTATCCTGATAAATAAATTCAGCTCCAGTTTTGGTCTCCTCAGTAGTGGTTGGAAAGGGTACTCTGCCCACTCTCCAGGAGTTTCTGGAGGTATAGTATAAAGTTTAACGCCTGCAATGTTTGCTGATACGGTGGACGTCTCTCCTTTCATTAAACATTCCCCATTTGGTAACTGAGCAATGGAACGCTTAAAGGGATTCTCCCTCTTAATAGTCACTGGGGTTATGGTATTCTTTTTAGGAACAAAAAACTCTCTAAATTTTCTCCGATTAAGCATTTTCTTTGGAGTAAAAAGTCAGTATCTCAAATTTACCCTGTTTGCCACCAATGTTGGCAATAACTGCTCTCCGGGGGTAGTAAGTGCTGGAATAGCCCTTTGCCTTTATCATTCCAGTGGGGATTTCTATGGTTACTCTTTTAAAAGGGTTAACGCTCACTACTTTTCCCTCCACCACCTCTTTTTGTCTATCTCCTTCTCTAAAAAACCTCTCAAAACTCCTCATCTTTCCCTCCTATGATATCCCTGTAACTTCAGTAGAAGCCGTCAAACTATCGTAGCCAAGGATTATTTTCACCTCTTCAATTACAAAAGATACCCCGTTAATACTAAAGGTATCTCCGGGTTCTATAGAGGGTAAAAAAGCCGGGAACTGAACCCAACATTCATTACCGCTCAGCTCTACTTTCCTATAATGATTTGCGGCCACTTCTGCTTGTGCCTGAGTAGAACAAAAAACAGTATTTATTACCTGGGCATTACTTCCTCCTGAGCCCCCGTAACCTACTTCGCTTTTGATATCGCACCTCGGGATACCACTCTCTGGAGGTTTATCGTAGGGTCTTGAACCTTTTTCGGTAAGCACCAAATAGTTACGGGTTTGCTCAGATTCGGGAACTCCTCCTATGTATTCCTCGCTTTCCGGGTCAAAAGCAGGGTTATAATCTGGGTCAACCTCGCTCCTCATTCTCCAAATCTCATAAAAGTAAGTCCCGTTTATCCATCTTTCCTGTTTTCGGAATATCACCCTGCCAAAGACTTGCCAGCTTATACTACCATCTTCTTCAATGGTCTTCTCAGTTCTCTCCCTCATTTTCAAAGAACCGTCGCTAACCTCTTCTATCTTATTCAAATAGGATTTTTTGTAGGTTTCCTTTTCCCCTTCCTCATTTATCCTAACTTTCCATCTCCTGGTGAGCTCTTCTTTATCCCAATAATAAGAGTTATAGTTTTTCTCCTCTTCCTTCCACCCCGCCATAGATGCCGAGCTACTCATCTCGTAGTAATCTATAAAATCGTTCTCTATGGGAATATCCCAGTTGTAAAACTCTTGGCAAGAAAACATATAGTCCTGGAAAAAGTTTCGCACATAATTTATACTGTGGTCTGGGTATTCTTCTGTACCCATCTCATAATATATGTTTTCAACTGGTTTCTCTTCCTCATAAGTCGCTATCACCCCGTTATATAGCTCTTTCTCTGCAGATACTTTATAATCTTCTACTTTATATTCAAAGCTCCCGCCTTTAGCCCACTTCCTTATTTTTACACCGTCCCCAGAATCGTAAAAAAGGTAACCAAATTCATCGCACAGGGTTTTCAGTAATGACATCCTATTCCCTGATAAGCTCAATTCTTTCTTTATGCTCCCGGGTATTGTTCCTGTATATTCCAGCCCGGAAAATATAACATCTAATATATTGCTTATGGATAAATCCGGAGGGTATAGCTTTGCTCCGATATAATTACCTGCGTATTTAGGTATAAACTGGGATAAAATCTGAGTGACTTCCCCGTCTCTTAAAGCAGCAGACCGCCCTGCTGCATAGGAAGTAGCAAATCCGTGGGGTCTTTTCTCGTGCTTCTCTACTATTCCAGAAAAACCAGGTAAACTCACGTGCGAGCCTATATGGAGAGAGCTATTCTGGCTCTCGATGGTGCAAGTGGTTACCCCATTGGCTATTTTATTTACGGTTATACTCAATATCCCTGAGTAAGCTGGTGAACCTTCTACGGTAATTGGGGGTAAAGTTCCAGGAGGGAAAGCAGTTAACAAACTCCGGGTGGAAAACTGTAAAGGTAAACCTAACCCAATAATGTCTATCGCTACAGGAATGTTTTCCCTGTCTTTAACGATAGCCCCGGTTAAAATCATTTTATAGCTTCTCCCTCTACGGTGTAGGATACTTCGGATAATTGTTTCTCGCCATCGTAAACCTGGGCAGAAAAACTGGTGCATACCCCTCTTACTGAGCCCCCCTTCGGTGGAGTTACGGTAACTACTCCTCCCATACTATTTCCAAGACTAACTGCATCGCCGGAGCTCATCCTTTCATTCATTTGCACCACTGGTCTATCGTAAAAATGAGTAAATATAGTCTCTCCTTCTATCGTGTGTCTCACTGATACATAAGGTCTTACAAACCTGGCATAGTTTATCACTCCAGGAGTATCTTCTTCCTCTTCTTCTGGCTCTTCTAAATCCTCAGTGTCCCATAAATCAGCTTTCACCGCAAAAGGGAAAGCGTTCCAATTATTTTCGGCAATGTCCATATTTAAATTGTCCAAGTAGGCATTGTTTATTGTTATCTCAATAGGAGAGCTTTCCCCGGTTTCCCCTTCTCCTATCGTTTTGTCTAATTTTAATTTAACAGTAAACCTCTCTGGTTCAAACTCCTCAGAAGGCAAGGTGGTTTTTAAATAATTCCCAATAGTAAGGTTAAAGGTCTCTTTTCTCAACTCCTGTAAAAGACAACTAAAGGAAACTGATTGACCAGTAACAATAAGTTTTTTCTTTGTCACCCCATTAATTTTTTTCTTTTTCCATTCTAAAGTCCTGGTAAAAGAAAACCTACTGTCAGTAAAAGCCCCCACATCTTTATCATTTATGTAAAGAGTCCCGCCTCCGATTCGTAAGTCCCCGGTATGCTGAACTGTCACCTATTGTTCGCCCCCATTCCCATCATACTTCCTAACCCTAACGCTTTCCCTAACCATTCCTCAGCTGTATCTCCCTCAATATTCACTCGGGTTTTAATATTCGAGGGGATGGAAATCAACGCTCGGGCTAAGTCGTTAACGCTATCGGTAAGCTCCAAAACCTGTAAATTAAGATTATTAAAATCCTGTCCTAAAGATTGGATAGGTAAGGAAATCTCAGATAAAGTATCTTTAATCCTTCCTAAACGCTCAGGAACTTCAACCACTATCTTACTGGTGTCAGGTAAGGTAATAGTCGGTAGGGCTATCTCCTTTATCGCTTTTCCCTGAAAATCTTCAATCACTTTTCCCCATTTGGTTATAGCTTCGTTCATCCCCGCTATTCTTTGGTCGATTTCCTGCCCTATCTTCTCATTTATCGCTAACCAATTATCATCCCAATCTACCACTTGCCACCCAAAATCAGAAAGCCCGGAGCTTATGTTTTGGATAAGGGAGCTAAAATCCTGAGGTAACTTTTCTATTTCCAAGGTGGGGAAAATGCTTTGCAGTGCTTGCCTTGCCTCCACACTCAATTCTGATGCTCCACTGGCTAAGCTCTTAATTTCTGCCAGAATGCTTTGTTTTAATGCCTCCAGTGCTTCCGGGGTGTTAACTTTTTTAATCCCCCGAGTGGCCTCCTGCAAGGATTCATAAATCGGAGTAAGTATGCTTTTAACTGCTTGGGCTTCTTCTCTATATAACTCATCAGCTTTCTGTATTTGTTCTTTCAGTATCTGAGTAAGCTCAACTAAAGAACGGTTAAAGTCATTTTTAACGGTTTCAACTTCCCGCTCCTCTTCTTTTAAGCTTGCTAACTCTTTATCTCTTTCCTCTCTTATATCTTCTATTGCCTGTATTTGGGATTTTATCTCTTGTTCCTGATAATATCTTTCTCTATATACCTCTTCAGCCTTAGTTTCTGGTCTTTCCGGTAAACTTATCCCCTGAATGCTTTTATACATATTTACAAGCTCGTCGGTAGTTAAGGAAATGATTTTCCTAAAGTCATAATATTTATCAAGATAGATTATTAACTTATCCCGCAAAGTATCTTGAGCATCTGCTTCTTTTTGGGTATATTCTCTAACTATATCCTCTCGCCGTTTATAGATATCCCGTAATTTACCATTCAAGTCCTGGTAAACATTATAAATCGCTCCAGCTATTGTTTTGTCGGAGCTTATCATCGTTTCACCAGCATTCTCGTGCTCGGCAATTAAAGAGTTGTAAACTTCCTGGATAGCCTCCACTACCCCCGTGGCTGTCTGAGTCTGAACCTGGTATACTTCTTCCTGGGTTCTCAAGCTGGAAGTCTTTATTACCCTTGATAAGGTATTGAACATAGATTGAGCGTACTGGGCCTGAGCATTACCTCTCCGTATGGATTCTTCTATTTCTATAGCTGTCCATTCTTTCTGGAGCTCAATTATCCTATCTCTTACGCTCTCTAACCCTCTCAATGCTTCGCTGTACATTGTCTGGTAGAGTTCTTTCTCTTTATTGGCCAACGCTTCAGAGCCCTGAGCAGTCATTTGGTGAGCATTTTTATATTCGTTAAGCAATTTAATATAGTCCTGGGTAGTGATTAACTGAAAATTATGCAAGTCATCAAAACTGGCTAGAGACTTTTCTATGGCCTCAGTTAGCTCTTGGCTTCTTTCTTTAGCCTCATTTAAAGCATTACTAATATCCTCTCTCACGCTTTTATCCACATCTTTATTTTTATTCAGTAAGTTATCCAGAGAACTAATGTACTCGTCAACACCTATCCCCCCGGCTTTCCAACTACTCTGGATATCTTCAAATTGAGTTCGTACACTCTCACTTATTGCCTTAGTTTTTTCTTCTATCGCTTCTTCGGCTTTCTCAATTTCCAGTTTTAAATCTACAGTAAGAGATTTAGAAATGTATCCACTTACCTCGTCCAGTAAGTTTTCAAGATTATCAAGGTAAGTTTTAGCATCCATTTCTCCAGATAGATAAGCTGATTTTATAGCCTGTAACTCGCTTTCGGTAATAGAGGTAATGCTTCCTTCTATATCTTTCACCCTGGTTTCTATATAGCTCTTTATATCATCACTCATGTCTTCGGTGTCCTGCATATATGCTTCTAACCTCTGGATAAACTCCTTACCGCTGGTAGCTCCCGCCTGGTATGCCATTTCTAAAACCTTAATGTAGGTGTCTTTTTCCATTGCTTCTTTTACCGATAAAACTTTCTGGTATCCTTCAATTTCTGCATCAGCTCTATCCTGTACCCCATCTTGAGTAGTCTTGGTTTTCTTATCCTCCATTTCTTTATGCAAGTCCTCTAATACCTCAGTTACATCTTTCCCAGCTATGGTTTCAATTTTGGTTCTCAAGTTAGCTTGTTTTTCTAAAACATCGTTCAATGCCTGCTGGGTGGTGCTATAGTCTTCTTTTAGTTTATTCAAGTATTGAGTATATAACTTTTCATTCTTCAGCCCTAAAAAGTCCGGTGGCTCTTCCTCAAATGCCTGGATGCTTGTTCTCAGCTTATCTATTTCCCCGCTCAGCTCTTCAACTATTTCCGCATTAGTCTGGTAAATATTCAGGATATCTAATAGCCTTTGTCGGTCTTCAGCGTCCGCTATTCCTAAGGTTACGTTCTCAGTTTCCTTCTGTATCCTTTGTAATATTTCCCCCCAATACTGCCCAAAATCGTTTAATAGCTTTCTCTCCTCTTTCATCTCCACTAACTTTAAAATTATGGCTACTAACTGCAAGGTAACATTCTGAGTATGAGCAAGGATATCAGACCACCTGGATACCCAGGTATTATGCATATCCTCTACTCCTAACTTAATCTTAGCCAGCTGTTCATATATTTCCTCTAAAGAGAGGTCATCTAAGTCAGAAAAAGCAAGGATTAACTTTCTCACCTCATCGGTTGTTTTGCTCATATCTTGCGTTGCTTTGGTATAAAATGCTCCTAAGGCTAAGGTGGCAGTGGATATTATTCCAGGTAAACCAGTGAAAAAGCTCGCCAGGGTGGCCATTCCCGATTTTATCAACCCCATTACCCCGCCTAAAGCAATCAACTCGCCCTTCATCTTTCCTATGGAGGGTAAAAGCTTTAAAACCCCTCCTAAAAATAAAGATACTGCTCCACCGGCCAGGGTAAGGTAAGATATAGTGTTTTTCAGCCCTTCTGGTAATCGAGAAAAAGCATCCGCCATACCAGTGGCAGCATCGCTTGCCTTCCTTATTACCCCGGTAAATGGTTCGGCAAAAGACATCATCAAGTCCTTGCTGGCTTCTTTTAATCTATTTAAATCCATGGAAAGAGAGCACGCTTGTTTAGCAAAAGCTTCTTCTGAGGCATTGGAGGAGTTTAGCATAATAGAATAATCACCCAAAACAGAGGTTACGTCTCCTAAAATAGCCGTCACTAATGGTAGTGCCTCTCTCACCTGAGTTATCCTTACGATTTGCTCCTGGGATAGCCCTTGGAGTTTAGCTATGTTTTTGATTAGTCCCTCGCTCTTTATGGTACTTTCATTTATGTTTATTCCTAACCCTTCCATAGTTTTCCTGGCTTGGTCGGTAGGTGCTATCAAAGCAGTCATTATTGCTCTTAATTGGGTTACTGCTCTCCTAAACTCAATACCATTCCTCGTAGCATAAGCTAAAATTGCTGCCACTTCTTCCAAGGGTATCCCAAAGCTTGCTGCAATGGAGGTAACCTGCCCTATGCTTGTTCCTACTTCTTGGAAAGTAACCACGCCTTTTCTAACTAAAGTAAACAAAATGTCAGATACCCGAGCAGCCTCATCGGCACTCATGCTGTAGGAATTCAAAATAGAGGATATAACCTGAGTAGCAGTCCCAACATCGGAAACTCCAGCCGTGGCAGCTTTGGTAGCTACTTCTAAAACCTGCATCGCCTTCCCCGCCTCTATAGAAGCAGAAAGTATGTTATATAAACCAGTGCTTAGCTCTTGGGTGCTTTTACCGTATTCCAAAGCTAACTCTCTTATCCCTTTTTGATAAGCTTTATAAAATGCTCCCACTCTTTCTTCAGCTAAGGAAGGGTCAATTAAAGTCATCACGTTTCTCATATTGGTTTCAAACTGGCTCAATAAATAGGTTGAGCCAGTGACAAAGGCAGCAACGGCCGCACCAGCCACCTGAAATTTAGTAGCCATTTGTTCTACTGATACCCCGGTGTTTTTCAATGCCTCATTCAGTGCTACTGTGCCTTTTGAGCCCTCCCTAAAGCCCATACCTATCTGTTCAGCCATCGAGCCTATATTTATGGTGGTCTGATTTACTTTTTTACTCTGAGCAGCAACCTCTTCTACGAAACCATTTATTGAGCCTTTAGCCTGTTTTATCTTCTGGTCAAAGTCCTCTAAGACTACGCCCAAAGATACAAAAAGATTTTTAAGCTCTCCCGCCATTGTCTTTCCTCTCTATTTGTATGGGCATACCTGCTTCTCGGAACATCGCTTCTAAGTCCTTTAAACTCCCTTTGCTTTTCTTTTTTATCCCTGCTAAATCTAAAAACTTTTCCCAGAGCTTTTGGGCTTCGCCACTAAAAGCACTGGAAACAATTAAAAGCTGATAAGCGTAATCCATCATTTTCCTCTGGAAAATCCTCTCCGATAAAGCAAGAACCAATTCCCAGGGAGCTTGTAAAAACTCCTCAGGTGTCCACCCATATTCAGAGAAAAACCGGTCAATTAGCTCTTCCCAGCTTTTTTGGTAGTCTTCTCCTTCGATAGATTCCCCATCAGATTGATGGATAGGTCGAAAAAATCACGTATCAAGACCCCCAGCTCTTCTTCATTTAAAATAGTATTTACCAACTTTATCATAGTAGTAGCTGGTATATCTCCTACCTCTTGAGCATCAATCCTCAATAAAGAAGCTAAAAACTGGTAAAAGTCCTCTTTATTGTAAGGGATTAAGAATATTATCTGCCCCGCTAAAACTGTGGAGGAAATATCGCTCCCCTCTCCTAACTGTTCAGCCAGGATATCCCACCGTATCATACTCATAACTTTAGAGAAAAATCGGGCAAAGTGCATAAACCCTTCCGTAGAAAGAGGGAGATGAATAATGTAATTATCCACCTCCAGCTCTTTTGGTAATATTTTGGAAGAAAAGTCTTTATTTTTACTCATAGCTACGCCGTGTAAACAAATCTAACGTATCCCGATTCACCACTGTGGGCTGGGTCTCCTAACCCTTCAATTTCTACAGGAATGCTATGCCAATCCGTAGCGTTAAAAGCAAACTCCAAATTACCGGAAACCTGTGCTCTATATAAATGTATCCTCATTTCCCCATCATCTCTCGGGACTACAAACTCCGCCACTACAACCGGTAAGGAGGAAACCGCACCCAGTGGAACTTGCACCGAGGAGGGTAGCTGGTATTTATAGGTTACTGCCAAGTAACCGCTCTCGGGGATATCTCCTGCGCTTAACCTTCTAACTCTCCCATCTACATAGTCAATCTGGTAATCGGTATTCTCTGTGTAAGTAACAGTGGTGTTTATTACTGGATCACCTATATTAGCAGAAACACCAACCGCTGTAGCAAGAGTTATTTCATTTCCGGATATAGCCTGGATGGTCTTGGTTACTCCGGATATTTTAACTGCATTTGTAGCAGCAAAACCGCTGGCATCCTCCACGTATATTTTAGTATCGGTGGGTTCAGTTACCTGGGTAAGTAAAGTGGCCAATAATACTGTTGGGGGTTCAGTTTCATCCAGGCTACCGTTTTGTAAAGCTATCCAACCTGTCTCAGTTATAGTTAAGATTTCGTTTTCTACTTCCTCAGTCTCCCCGGTGGTTCGGTCTATGTCGCTCTCTTTTACTCCTAAAGCCAATGCCAAATTGGAAGGGTTAATCTCATTTAAATTGGCCGCAATAAGCGAGCGCTGAGAGGTAATAGCCACTTTGTTTATCTTTAGAGGCATACCTGACTGGTGCACCACTTTCTCAATTTCGGCAGTAAATCGAGCATCAGTCAATGCCCCTACGTCCCGGTTATTAAGGTACAGTGTTCCTTCACCTATCTGTAAGTCTTTAATGTTTCTAACTGCCATTTATCTCACTCCTTATAGTATTTTGCAATCTATGTCTACCTCGTTTCTCTTCCGGTCTGGTTCTGGGATTTCTCTCTGGCCAGTCACCACACACCAAATAACTTTGGTTTCCCCTGCTACTTTTAATCTCCTTTTATTAAAGATTTCCGCTATCCTCTCGGTTATCTGGTCCACTCTTAAATCGTCTACTTCTCCCCAAATGTCTATTTGATAAGTTATCTCCCAGATATCGGTTATATCCGGGGTAACATTGACACTGGTAAAGGTAATCCGGGGAAGTTTAGCTATATCTCCGGGGAAAATAGAATAAGCCTCTACGCTTCCCATAAGAGAAATCAGCTCTGGGTCGGTGGTTAGGTAGTGGTAAATTGCCTCTTTAGTATCGAGTAGTTTCAAAGTTTATTCAACTCTTGTAGGAAGTATTTTTTGCCTTCCTGGAATCCGTTCCTCAAAAATGCCTTAGGGTATAGCCCGCCTCTTTTGTAAATGGCAAAAGCAATAGCCCAAGCTGCCCTATCTGGGTCTTCAAAACCTTTATCCGATGCCCACTTCTTCAAACTAGCTATGGCTTTAGGGGAGAAGGGGGAGTGTCTTTTTTTCTCTGAGGGATAGTCTGCTAAAAGTCCTGTCCCAAATTCCATATAGGGAGCATATTCCAGATTAGTGCCTACTCTAAATTCCCTTTTGTTTCCTTCAAAAACTTTTTCAACGTGTATAGAGTTCCTCAAAGCTCCCAGATTAATAGGTGCTTTCTTCTTTGCCTCTCCTTCTATTACGTGGGCAGAATCTTCTAAAATTTTCATTACTTTATTCTTTATCTCTTCTGTAGCCTTATCTATTTCAGCCAGTAACTCTTTCTCTCCTTGTATCCCTATTTTTATTTTCATTTTCCTAACAGTCCTTCATAGTGAGAAAGGATTTTAGCTCTTCGGTAGACAGGTTTTACCAGGGTTACGTTGTATTTGTCACCACCTATTTTTATAACGTTCCCAACTGCTGGTTGGTGTTTGGATATAAAGAAATAGCCCTCTGGTATTTCAATCCCGTATCTTTCCTGGATTACTTCTTTATTCAACTTTTCCAGGTAAGCCCAAAATTTGTGGGCCAGGGTCAATGTCTCGTGACTTATCCCGTATTTATCAGTGGTTATTGTTTTTGTGTATTCTTCAAGGTAATGGGTGTAAACCACTAAACCACTATCCTTTTGTAGTTAAGCAAAATGGTTTCAGCTACCGGGGGAAGCCCAGTAATGTATTGGGCGGAGTAAGTAGATAGCTTCTCGGAAGTCATCCCCGCCGTTCCTCTCAAATTGTATAAGGATTCTGCCATCATAAATATAGCCACTTTTAAGTCTTCTGGTATATTCTCAAAGCCTGCTGTATATTCAATATCTAAAAAGCACCCCGGGTAAAGTATATGAATAACACCATCCCGGGAAAAGAACTCGTATCCTTTCGTTTCCATCCCGTTAACTTTTAGAGTGTTTATCTCTTTAACTGGAGCAAATGAGAGGTAAACGTAGCCGGTTGCTGGTATAGTTAAAAGCTCCTGGTGCAGCCCATAGGTAAAATCGTATCCTATGTAGTTTATGGCTTGCTTTTCAGCAGAACTAAGAAGAAGCAATAACAATTCATCTTCGGGTGTCATCGGAGTTTCTCCATTCTCTGGAGTTTCGTTATCTTCCGGGATTCCCCCGTTTAGCTGCAAATAAGCCTTAAACTCCTCAAGGGTGGTATTCACCTATCTTCTGCCTCTTCTATCATTCTGTTTTGGGGAGGGTGCTTAAACTCTTTCGCACCCTTCCCTTTAACTTTCTCCGCTAAACCCTTACTTTGGAGCTCCTCCGCTCGCTCATCTTCTATTTCAAGAATGTCTCCAGGATAATGGTATTTCCCAGTATATTTATCAACAAATGGGGATAGAACTTTAACTTTGGCCATTATTCTTCTTCTATAATGGCTACTTTATCTCTTGTCTCTTTGAACCTCTTATTCCCAGCTATAGCCACTATCCCAAAAGTAACAGCAGCAGTTGCCACCGTCACCTCCACCTTTAAGTAGCGTGCCATCGGAGTAACCGGTAATAAAAAGTCCCCCGCTTCATCTATGGTGACTTTATCTATTTCCTCGGTAAAATCCCCTTCTCCATCATCATCCTGATAAAATGCAATGTTTAAAGTTCCACCTGCTCCAACCTCTTCCACAAAAGTCGCAAACAAAATGTCAGCAGGGTAGCCATATTTCTCCAGGTCTAACACCACGCTATCATTACCAACTGCCATACTATCTACCGGCAAAACCTTTATAACTTCTATTTGTTCTTTTAAGCTAATCATCGTTTTAGCCTCCTTTAACCTTTAGGAACGTCAAGAACGGCAAAAGCACCAGGAGCAACTGGAGAACCATCAACTTCGATAGTGAATCTCAATAGCACCTCATTCTTGGTAAATCTGGCGTGTTCTGACATAGCAATGGCCAAAGCTTTTTTATCTCCAATGTAGTAGTATCGGAAATCACCAAATATCACATCGCCTTTATTTCCTAAAGCAGGTAATTTATCAGTTACTACGTAAGGATATCCGATGATTGTTCCCGGCTCAGTAGCTGTAGGTGGTACCCAAATTAAGTTATTATTAGCATCAGCCAACTGCTTCACCGACTTCATAGCTAAACGGGAAATTACCCAAATGGGAGATAATCCTTCTCTGGCTACAAGAGATTCCATTTCCAAGAAATCTTCATAGGTAACCTTAGATGCGGTCTTCCTATTAACTGTATGCACTCCAGGGCAGTTGATTATGCCCATTGGCTCGCCTTCTCCACTTCCGGTAAGGTAAGCTATATCTTCAGCATAAGCCACAGCTTCAGCAAACAAGTTTCTCAAGTAGGTATCTCCCTCAGGAACAGAGTTTAGCCATTTCTGGGATACCGCAGTAAGCCCCACGTATTCCCTGGCCGTTAAAACAATCTGCTTAAATTTGGGTTCTGAGGGGTCTACTTCAGCCCCTTCTTTCTTCCAGTAACCTACTATGCCACCAAACTGCCCATTACCTTGGTCAAGAGCAGGGACAGAAACGCTATCCCCCGGGGTTATGGTTATCACTACTCCTCGGGGTCTCACTATCTCCCGCTCTGATGCTAAATAAACTAACTCATCATATAGCTGAGGGGGGATTAAGTAGCCACCGGAGTTGGAAGTTTGCACCGCCTTCTTTTCTAACCATCCATAATACCGGTTGCTCACTGCTCTAACTAAAGAAACCAGGAAGTCCTCTTTCTCACTCTCTCTATTCCCCAAAATGTCTTTTCTATTTTCTTCAGCTAACTTCTGTATTTGCTCATTAACTAATTTTTCTACAAGCTCATTTACTTTCATGGTTTGTTATCCTCCTATCTTAAGTTAGACAAACTCTTATCTACTTGTTTTGTAGCTTCCTGGAGTATCTCTTCCACTTGCTCCACATCCAATTCCTCAATATCCTTATCTAATATGTCTTCCTCAGTAGTTGGTGTATGTTCGTCTTCTTCCCCATTTAGCTTATCTTCCTTGTTCAAAAAAAGTAAAACGCTATCCAGTTTCTCACCAATATCTTGTAATTCGTCCCAGCAATTTATAACCCTATCAAAAAGTTCTTTTAAAGTTAATTTCTCTTCTGTTATTTCTCCCCCCTCAAGAACTTCTTCTAACTTCTCTTCCTGATACTCCCCCTCTTCATACTTTTGTATCTCTTCTAATAATCCTTTCAAATGAGTACCAGTTTCGGGGTTGGCGGGAATAGGCACGGCAGAATATTCCAATAGCTCCCATTTAGTATATCTCCACCCCGTTTGAACCCCATTCTCTCCTAATATAGGTTCTTTCTCCAATGGTAGGAAACCAATGCTCCAGGTCTTCATAAATCCCTGCTCGTAAGCCTTTTTAACATAAGGAGCAATGGGATTAACATCCTCAGGGGCAAACCTAACTTTAGAAAGAACTTCCTCCTCCTTAATTGTTATCTCTTCAGCTTTTCCGATAGGGATGGAATGGTAATCATGGGCAAAGGTTACTACCGGGTTGTTAAGAAAATTCTCAAAAATGCATCCCCTCGGTTCTACTATATCGCCATATCTATCCTTCGCTTTGGTAGATATAGTAACTTCCATCAATCCATCATCTACAACCCTAATTTTAGATTCAAAAATCTTCTTTAAAATTTCCATTTTTTCAACTCCCTTATTCTTCTACTATCGCTATCAATGCACATCGGCAATTAACATGCCGTTCTGGAATACCGTCTAGGGGATATTTTTGCCCATGCCTAGGCATACACTCCGGGCACACCCTTTCATCCTCTGCCGTCCACCACTCTATCATCTTGTATCCTACTTTTTCCCAAGTAAGTATTTGACCATTACGAAAGGCTTCTAATGTTTCAGTTCTTGCTATTGCTTCAGCCCTTCTCCCTTTAGCTTCTTTAAACACCTCACCCACTCTATCTATAAGTTTGGGAATGCTCTCCCCCTTGGAAATCCCTTCGGCAAGGGTTTCCCTCAACCGTTGTAAAGTAGTGGTGTTTATGCCTTTTATCTTTGTTCCCCCTCTCTCTCTAATCCACTGTATGGCTAAAGGGTCGGTAACACTAAAAGCCGAGGAAAGCTCCCCGGTTGCCTCTATACCTTCTGAGAATGCTTCAATAAGCAAGGGCTTAGCAATGCTTATAATTAACTCATCATAAAATGCTCTTTCAAATAAGACCTCATCAGGCATAATCTTCATTATGCCTTTTTTAGTCTTGAGCTTTTGGATCACATCATCCTGTTGGGATTGGAAGAACTTCTTTAACTCTCTAATCCATTTAGCTTCAGTCCTATCCCATTTCTCTCTCCAGCCTTCCCATATAGCTGGCATACTTTCCACCGGATAAGTATAAAATGTTTTTTGCTTTAACCTTCCAGCTGTTTTCTCCTGAGGCTCATAAAGAACGCCAAGAGAAGTAGAATACACATTCCCATCCTTAGTGGCAGCAAAGCCAAGTAACTCTCTGGCTTCATTCCTGGTGATAATCCCAGAGGAAAACCCCTGCTCTGCCACAGCTAAGTCAGTGTTTCTATCCCGGGGAGCACTAAAATCAAACTGAAAATATAAGTTTTCTCCAAAATAAGGAAGAAGAAACTCAGAAATTTTTACTTCCAATAAACTAAGTCGGGGTTTCAACACATACTTGGCAAATACATATTCCGCAGTTTCCATATTGGCTCGGTTGAACCCTTCTGTAACTCCTAATATCGCCAGTGGAACTCCATATATACCTAAAATATTTTCTCGGGTAAGCTTCCTCCCCTCTATGAATTCCATATCCCTCCGGGTTAAGGTTACTAAATTAAACTTCGCTCCCCCGTCTAAAACGGCTAAGCGGTGAGCATTCTCCACTCCTCCATATTCTCCCTCCCACTGTTCCCTTAACCGCCTTACAGTTTCATCGGTTACTTTCCCAGGAGCTTCAATAATTGCTGGGGGGAGAGCCGAATTCTGAAAAAAGTTCCTGTTCCAACGAGCTGAATATCGTTCACTATCTATATCGTCTATTCCTGCAGCTAGAGGAGAAACTCCCCGTAAGTGGTTCGCCGGGTCATGTCTTTTGAAATGAATGATTTCCTGAGGGGAAAATATCACCTTGCCCTTATTGGTAATATACTCGTAACTTTCCACTAGTTGGTTTCTCCCCGGATTAACTTTCATAAACTGGGGATAAAGCACCCAAATCTCTGCAGGTCTTTTCCCCACAAAATTAAGATACCAAAAAGCTTCTCCCACTAAGTCCATATAGCAGGAAGTAAGGAAAAATAAATCAAAATTATCACAATAAGGGTTGGGCTTGTCTAAAAGTTTGATAACCGGGTTATTTTCATCAGAAATCTCCACCCATTTGTTATTTTTTTGGTGGAGTAGCATCCATCCCGTTTGGGAAATCCCTTCGGCAATCTTGGACACCACAGCAAATAACCAGCCCACTTCTTTATACAGGCTTATATAATCTGTCAATTCTCGGTGGGGGGAAATAGGGTTCAAGATAGTCCAATATTCAGTATTACTCTTTTTCTGTTTCCCTACTGAAGAGAAAAAACTTTTTATCCTCATAAATTTTTCTTGGCCCCTCTATAAGATTTTCAACTCTGGTTCAGCAAAAACACTCCTGCTGCCTAGGGCATACCTTAAACTATCCAATGCATGGTCGTTAAACTTAACTGGCTCTTCCAGTACTCTACCTTCTTTATCTTCTCTCCACTTATAGGAGCGAAGCTCTTTGATGAGATTTACTGAATCACTTAAAATATGAAGCCTATATTGTTTAACTTTATCTATGCCAAACCTAACCTCTTTATTGGCAGGATATACATTGAACCCTGCTTGATAGATTTCCTCTATCCTCTGTGGCTCAGCAGAATCAGCATAAATGGGAGTATTTCTGTTTACTCTTGCTTTAAGTAATTCAATTAAATCTGAATTAGTCAAGTGGGATTGATAAACCAATTCTTGAGCCCAAACTTCGTTTTCTTTTACCCGAATCTCTGTTAGGGCAGTAGGATTGACGTAGCCAAAGTCCAAACCATAGATAGTTTCGTCACAGTTTTCAGGGATGGTGTCTACTACGTCCCAGTTGGAGTAAATCAGGTTCTGTAATACTCCCCACTCCCCCAGGGCATAAACTCGATAGTAGTTTTCGTCGATTTCGGCCAAGTGCTCTAATTGCTTAACGTATTCGGGTGAGAGAAAAGGATTAAGTTTGTAATTGCTCTGAAAAGTGGCCATTTCTTCCCCAGGACAATCAATTATTTTGGTCTTAATCCAATGGAATTGGTCGACGGGATTGAGGGTCATAATCAACTGGTTCTTTAAGTTGTTCTTTCTTCGTAACCTCAACCGCAACTGCAAGAAATCTTGGTGAGTGAGCTCAGTCGCTTCTTCGGCCCAGATGTAGTTAAATTCTGAACTTTTAATCTTTGCTGGATCATCTAAAGATTTAAAAAAGAGCTGATTGCTCCCTAGGAGCATTGCCAGCTCTGATTTATTAAGTTCATAAGGAATCTGACACTGGTCAAGCAATTCCCTAAAGAGCTGTAAACAAGTAATCCGTAAAGATGGCAAAGTTTTACGAGTGATTAGAAATCTTTTATCTTTTTCCCTCAGTGCTCTTTCAATTAACCATAAAGTAGTAGAATAAGATTTTCCTGAACCCGCTCCACCATAAGATATGAGAATCTCTTTATCCTGGGTGTTAAGGAAAAAATTAGCAAACTCATCAATTACCTCAATGGTTAGGTTCATGGCGAACGTGTTTGATTATGACCTCAAGAGGAGCTTGAACTTCCGTTGGTTCACCTCTACTTAACCTCTCCAGCTTCATAGCTTCCAGGAGATAACTTAAAACATCTTTAGTTGATAGCTCACTAGAGTCGAGAGATTTTAATCTTTCCAGAGCTTTTTGCTGTAAAGCCATGGCCTCTTTAGTGTGTCTCTCTACCATCTCTAAAATAGCTCGTTCCTGCTCTTTACGCTTCTCTTGTTCCATATAATCGTCATAAGCCTGAGCTCTTTCCACCCAGTGATATTTAGTACTCCAAGTATTTAACCAAGATTTAGAACCTGGTTTACCTCTGTTTTGTGCCACTTTCTCAAGAGAGCGTTCAACCCCTAAATCTCTATATATACAGAAAGCCTGATAGGCTTTGCTGCTCTCATTAGGTAATCTTTCCCAAATCTCAGTCATTAACTTTCACCGCTTTTTGCCCAGTAAACTCTTCCCATCTGGTTAACACAATATCGATATATTGGGGTTGTAAATCAATTCCTAAACCTACTCGTTTAGTTTTTTCTGCAGCCATTAAAGTAGAACCAGAACCCAGAAAAGGATCTAAAACTCTATCCCCTCTCTGGGTAGTTAGCTTTATAAAGAACTCCGGCACTTTGACTGGGAACATAGCCGGATGTCCCCAACTTTCATTATTCCCCGTAATTCTAAGTACATTTCCAGGTCGGGCTATAGACTTAACTTTAGGGCCAGATACTCCTATATTCCCAGTTCTACTTTTACTCTTATTAAAAGGAGTAGATTTTAAAACTGATTTTGAAATTCTCCCTCCACTTTTAGGATAAAACTTTATTTTCTCTTGCTTACTAAAATGGAAAACACTACCATACTCATCTACTAGAATTCCCTCTTCCTCATCACCTTTACCTTCTTCTATCTCCCTCTCCATAACATCAACACCATCTTTAGCAAACCAAAAAACTGGTTCAAACTCATTTCTAAGTCTATTCTTCCATCCTCCCGGTAAACCTGGTTTTATCCACACTAATTCATCGATAAATCTCCAACCATATTTCTCCACCATAGCGATGACCAGTTTTTTAACGTATAAATTACGCTGTCCCTCATCAACGTGCTCTTTGATATTTAGGAAAAACGAACCTCCCTCATCAAGAATGGTCCTCATTACCTCGGCAACTTTACCAAACCAGTCCCCATACTCGGTAGCGGGTATTCCTCCATACTCATCTTTTCTCTGCTGAGCATAAGGAGGAGAAGTAACAATAACATTTACTTTCTGTCCCTCCAGTAACTTCTCCATCAACTCTATATCGGTACAGTCCCCACAAGCAATCCTATGATTACCAAGTTGCCAAATATCTCCTGGGGTAGCCCTTTCTTCAACTGGGGGTAATTTATTTTCATTTACCTCAGGAAAACTAATCTCGGTCATTAACTGCTCTATCTCTACCATATCAAATCCAGTAAGCTCTATATCCCCAGCTCCAGTATCCAACTCCTCCAATAAATCTTTTAACTTCACATAATCCCATTCTCCAGTTATTTTATTCAGAGCTATGTTTAAAGTCTTTTCGTGGGCATCATCTAAGTCAACGAAAACAGCTTCCACTTCCTCTATTCCTAAATCATTTAACACCTTTAGCCTCTGGTTTCCCCCCACTACGTGCCTGGTTCTCTTATTTACTACCATTGGCTCAATGTAGCCAAATTCTTCCATACTTTTTTTCAGCTTCTCTAACATATCATCGCTAATTTTACGAGGATTATAGGGAGCATATTTCAAATCTTTAACTAAAACTTTTTTAATTTCCACTTTAACCTCCATGAAATCTCCTGTGGCAGTTTCGACATAAATAAATCAAAAACTCTGGTAGATGATAAACTTTTAATGGGCTTCTCCCCGCTAAGTGATGAACCTCAGCTCCTTCTTTCCCACAGAGCTCACACTTTCCCTTAGCTCTGTCCTTAACTACCTTGTAGCTTTCCCCCATAAAACTCCCCTTTTTCTTGCATAAATCAGATTCCCACTTAAATTTAGGGGCATTAAAATGCAAGAAGTCTTTTAAATCCCCACCAACAGCTTTTAATAGTTCAAAGTCTTTCTTGCCCCTTACTCCCTCTATTTCCTCCCTAAAAGCTCGTATCTCTTCTTCAAACTCTTCTCTCTGCATCAATTCACCCTCTATATATATGGTGCAAATTGTATGACACTTTAGTTCCAACCCTTATGGGACAAGGATTAGAGGGGTGTAAAAAACTCAAAAAAAATAGAAAAGGGAGGAAAAATGAAAAATCTAATCCTCTGGAGTACTTTCTAATACTTTCCTGTTTTAAGCACCTAAAAACTTTAAAAATATTTTTGTAAAACTGAATTTATTTCTTATGTGCTTTTATTTTCTTCTCTACTCTTTCTAATATCCTTGACACCGTCCCTCTCGAAACTTTTAGGATCTCAGCAATCTGATTTAACGAGTAGCCTCTGCATTTCAAGGCCAACACTTCTTTTTGTCTCTCCGTGAGCCAGGTAATACTGGCAATAATACTATCCACAAAGCTCCAATCGGAGCTATCGATAATATTACAAATTTCTTCTCCCAATCCCTCTAAACTTAAACCACCCTGGGAATATGGTTCAGGATACAAGCCTTCACTCCGGAGCTTTTTCTCCCAGGAAGTAAGCGATTTCTTGTCTAAATTTTGCTTTCTCTTCATAAAACCAGCCCTCCTCTACCATATTTAAGAAATCGACAATATCCTCAGCATTGCTATATCCTCTCTGTAAAGCTCTCTCTAAGTCAATTCTGGCATTTAAAGCTTCACTCTCTGCTGGGTCCCCAAGATACTTTTCACAGGAAGTAAAAACTCCCCTATGGGGATAGGAAGAGAGAAGCCATGATATTACTTCTACCCAGTATCTTTTCTCAATCAAAGCCTATACCCCCGAGAGGAATAATTTAAATACCGGCCTTCAGAGTCATGGGTCATCTCCCAAGCAGGGTCAAACCAATCCATTTCATCAGGAGATTTCTGTAAGTTACTCTCATCA